TGGAGGAAGCAGTTCTTGGTGTCCATGTTCCCGGTACCAAAGGACCTTGTCCCAGAATGCCTTCATGACCGGCATGTTGGTCTCCCACCACTCACGGTCTCGTTTGATTTCCACGCAGACAAACTCAGCCGGTTTGGGATAGGTGATTTCAGCAGGTCGATACTGCACAAAGTCACAGACTTCCAGTTCAAGACACTCCATGAGCACCTGCACCTGTGCGAGATACCACACTGGTGGTGTTCCGTCACCTATGGGGCGAGACTTGGGACACTTGATCTCCAGGAGTCTGCCGGAGTGGGTGATTCCGTCAGGCGATCCACCGATCCAATCGAGAGTATGGTGTTGCTCCAGACCAATCTCGAATACCTTTTCATTGTGACGTTCCTCGTAAATGGTCCTGGCTTCGTCTTCATACTTTTGTCCATGCTTGGTCGCCCAGTCATTGAATGGTTCGCTGACTCCACACTTTTTTAGGATCAACTTTTCTGGAGTTTCATAGGGATTGACACCTATGGCAGTTCCGGCATCTGACGCGGTGAGCATCGTGCCCCTCATCTTGAACCACGCATCGGAACGTTGTTCAGGATAAGTCTTGTTGAAAAACTTTTCTGCTTGAGGATGCATCATACTAATGAGTTTGGGTCCCTAGTGTTTAAGTAGAGGACTTGGTGGGTTTCTTGGACTTGCGAGACTTCTTTGGTTCCTGAATAACTTTTTCAACTTCCTCAACGGCTGCGGCGGCAACGGCGAACACCTCGGGGACCGGCTCGGGCACCTCGGGCTCCTCGGGCACCTCGGGCTCCTCGGGCACCTCGGGCTCCTCGGGCACCGACTTGACCACGACGGGCTCCACGGGCTCGGGCACCTCGGGCTCCTCGGGCACCGACTTGACCACGACGGGCTCCACGGGCTCGGGATCCTTGGCGGAAAGAATGAGACGAAGTCCCTCGACATCCACGACCTTGTCGAAGTGCTTGGCGAACTCCCTGAATACGCCATTTCCACGTTTCTCCACGACCACCACATCCGGACCGAAAGCCTTCACGTCGGCGATGGACTTAACTGGAAACCCAGTGGGGACATCAACGGACACATTACCGGATTTGCGACCCCATGCGCGAACCTGATGTCCGGTGCACATCTCGTTGACTGTCTTGGTGATAGGATTGATAAGGGCGACCTTCATTATTACTTTCTATTGACATTTTTAATCATGGCATTGGGTCGCTTGGAAGGGACGAGTCTCTTCTCGAGTTTCTCTTCGAGACGCTTCAAGGTAAAGTAGGCACCCGCCTGTTCTGCTTCCTTCTTTGTGGAACCCTTGCCTGTCCCCCACTGATATCCCTGGACATATACGCCCACTCTAAATTTGGTAGTGTCCACGTGTTCAAGTTGGCGATACTCGGGAAGATCCCACTTCTGTGCCTGACAGACGCGCATGAGGATGTCCTTGTAGTTGTCGTCGACCATTAGGCGATCAAGGCGGATCAGATCTGGATTGTCCAGTACGCCCAGGACGAACTTCTTGGCTTCGATCATACCGAGATCTAGGTAGATTGCACCTACGAACGCCTCAAAGACGTCTTCAAGAATTTTGGGATTGTTGTTCCAACCATTCCTCATACCCTTTTCATCCATTTCGATCCATTTGTGGAATCCCAGTTTGGAAGACACGTCTGCCAAAGTCTTTCCACAGACAATCTTTGTTCTCGCACGAGTTAGAAAACCTTCCTGTAGATTCTCGTACCTATCGAACAAATACTTGGTGACAATAAAGCCCAACACGGAGTCGCCCATAAATTCCAAAGTTTCGTAGGAACCCTCGACGCCATCGTGTTGAACAGAAGATTTGTGCTTGAAGGCCTTTCGGTAAACATCGATGTTTTTGATGTTAGTGCCGACAATGGCTTCAATCTCCTGAGCGGATATCATTTTCTAAAAGTAGAGTGTGGTTTTTGTTTAAGCCTTGAGGAAGTGCTTGGAGATGTGTTTCTGCAAGGTCATATACGAGAGGGTCTCTCCCTGAGGTGTACTGAGAAGACCCTTCATCGCATCATCCTGAATAATCTTTCGTCCATCCTCTGGGTGCGAAAGTCCCTTATCCTTGACATACTGCTTAACGAAGCGGGTCACGTCTGTGCGAGAGACCTCTGTTCCTTCTGATAATCCCATAAAGTCGGTGAGATCCTTGGTAACCTTGGAAGGTTTGTTGAACCCGGTGTTGGCAGCACGCACCTTGGCCTTTGACCCATCGGGATCATCCTGAACCTTGGCAATCTTGCGGACCATCTTGGTAAGATTCTTGATCTCCTTGCGCATCTCCATGATCTCCTTCATAACATCCTCAGTAGACATTGTTTTTCGTACTTACCTTTGTTTTCATTTCTTTAATTTACTTCTCAAGCAGAGACCCGCCTACACCACTTAGGATCTTGTAAGACATCGATTCGCGAACAAGAGCCTGATCCCCACAGAATCCTCCTGGAGTGAGGTTTTTGCTGTAATAGGCGGCATCCTTTCCTGGGCCTGGAACACATTCCAGTGTGTAAGGGAGTTTAGTGATATCGTCGCCTCCGATAATGGGTGAAACCTCCACCGACTCTGGAGACAGCCTGTATCCGCTCTTCTTCATTCCAATTAAGCACTTGACGAACATGAGGACGAGGATGACAATCACGAGGACAAGGGCAAGTTGACTGCTGATCATACTTCTTTACTAGAACATTTGATTTTTTTCTGCGTTAAAGACTTGGACATAAGTTTATAGACTGACATTAATAGAGCATGGAAGATTTCGAGATTGAGCTTGATAATAATAGCGATATGATGGTTGACCTGGATGATGATGAACAGGATCTCATGAACGGTGTTGTCCTGGATGCCACTCGACGCAAGCGAACGAATAATCCTTCGATGAATGAACGCCCAAGTAATCTTCCGACATCTTCATTCATGGCATTCGCAAATCACGGAAAGCAAACTCCTTCGTCGCGTCCTACACCTCCCCAGGAAGATCCAGAGGATCATGGTGAGGAGTATAATGATTATGGTGCAGGTGTTGGTCTCGAAGGAGGTTATGAAGAGGACGCGCCATCACCTGGTTACAAGTCGATTGACGACGAAAAGGCCGATCTTTTGAATAAGATTACTCGTCTGGAGAAGAAAGGTATTCGTTCCGTGGAGAGACTGAATATGCACTCGTCCATTCACGACATCCGTGGAGAGGTCAAGCGGATGTCCTACTCGATCGAGGTGGATCAGTCGGTCAAGATGCAGCGACGTATGCTCATAGCCTGTGTGACGGGGATTGAGTTTCTGAACAAGCGTTACAATCCACTGGACATCCATTTGGACGGATGGTCAGAGTCGGTGATGGACGGCGTGGACGACTACGATGACGTCTTCGAGGAACTTTACATTAAATATCGTGGCAAGGCGAAGATGGCACCTGAGTTGAAGTTGATGATGATGCTAGGTGGTTCCGCGACGATGTTCCATCTGACCCACTCGATGTTCAAGTCTGCGATGCCTCAGATGAACGACGTGATCAAGCAGAATCCCGATCTCATCAAGAATATGATGTCTGCTATGGCGAATACGGCCAGTAATGCACAAAACAGGAATGTGGATCCCCGCCCGCCGCCGCCGATTAATCGAAGGGAGGTTAAAGGACCAAACATAGACCTCTCGTCTCTCATGTCATCATTCATGAATCCTCAATCCACGACTCGGCGTGACGTGGAAGAGGTTCGTGCTCCGGAAGTTTCGCCGCCTATCGAGGAGGCAATTGAGGATGACATCTCTGACATTGTGAGTGTGAATGGTGATTCTGTCAAGGAAGTTGAGGTCGCCGCCCCCAAGAAGAAGAGGGGAAAGAAGGGAAAGACGACCCTTGAGCTGTAAATAATTTCCTAGTTGATATTAAATAATGGTAGGTTACTGTTCAATTGATGACGCCTATGGAGGACTTCCTCGGGAAACGGTTAAAGTACCACCGGCTCCCGAGAAGGCTGCTGACCGAACATTTTCCACCAATCGGGTGGAGTTCTACGAGGTTGAGGGCGTTATGGATTCAGAGTTGGGGTACATGGTGGTTCTCTTCATGATAGGGGTTGCCGCTCTGGTACTGAGGGACATTCTTCGTGTTCTATCTTGAGAAACCGTTTTCCTGTGATATACCCGTGATAGAAGAGTTCAGTTTTCTCCTCGTCGTCCATAGAAAAATTAAATGCTTCACCTTCCTTCATCTTAATGTAGACGGTAGGCTTTTCATAGACCACTCTATTTCTCATAATTGAAGTGATAAAGTGTTGTATGAAATCAACAAATGATCCTATATGTGGTGGTTTTTCGATCGAAGGTTCGGGATCTAATTCGATCGAGACGACTTCTTCCATGTCCTTGCCAATAAAAGGTGTCAGCGGGCACGTCTCAAATGCAGCCGAGTCCACATACCTATGGTCTTTGTACATTACGGACTCGAACAAGAATGGTATGCTTATGCTCATACAGACTGCGTGCGATACCGACATGTCAGGATGGGTGTGATGTGAAAAATAACAACTCTTCTGAAGTGTTATGTTGTATGCCGAAACGTAGAAGTCAAGTCCAGACCACTCCTTTAGTTCCTGAAATGTGAAGTCTTCTTTTCCGGCAAGTTCCATACATATCTTTGAAAATACATCTTTCCACCTGGATGCCGGGACAAGACCGTAGTTGTTAAGAAGGGATTTGAGATTAAGGCGCATCAACTGATTGACGTCCACATTCTTTATAATCTTGAACAATCTGATAATGTCCCACTTGGCGACCAAACAACCAAACGCCACAATGGATCCTGCGGATGATCCAGCGACAGACTCTAGTTCTTTGAGTTTATCATAGTTCTGGAGTGTATAAACAGATCCCAAAATGGCGTAGAACCCCATGGCACCTGGACCAACAACAAGGTACTTCATGTCCCTTTTTAGAACTCGAGAGGACTTTGTGAGCGAATAACCGCGAATAAGATCCAATAGAGAAAAGTGTTTCTTATGATTAAGTTTTGGTCTGTGGTCATCCCGCTCAATATAAAGTACATCCCGGATGCGAGAAAAACCTCGTTTGGCCGAACCACGAACTTCATAATCCCATGAAGAATGATTATGTATAGGATGCCGAACACAGAGGTCATTCCCATACGATCTGTTAAATCCGCCATACCAGTCACTGCGGGTGAAAGGAAGGCGAAAAGAACCGTTGGAACAATGACCTTTGTACTGGTTACGTCTGGTAGTCGACCCATATCTATTGACTACCAACATTTAAAACTAATAATAGTACTCATTTTTACAAAACTCGGAAAACGTGATATCTTCAGGGATCATGTGGTCGTAGCAGTGTTGCCTGTAAATTTCCCAGTTATTCCACAACTCATCACTGTAATAGGCAATCCAATCTTCATAGTCATATTCATTAGGATCAACGAACCCTTCATCTTCCTCGTCGAGTTGCGGGTCCTCAATCACCTGAGACTGGGCGATGGGCGTATAATCAAGAAGACTAGAACTCACCATGTTTGGTTACTGATTACTCTTCGGAGTTCTTCTTTAACTTGAGTTGCAGGGTGGATGTCTCCTTGGGTTCCAATTTCTCTTCAATGTCCTTGATGATCTGCTCAAGACGTTCCTGACCACCCTCAATATAATTTGGTAGTTCATCCATTAGGATTTTCTTAGTGATAACCGGCTTCTTGATTGATGTCTTTTGGGTGACTTTGGTACCTCCCCGTGTCTGGACGTCATCAATCTTCTGGGCCTTCATGTAGCCACCAATGAAGGTCTTCAGACTGGTCTCGCGGTCCTTCAGTACCTTAATGGATTTCTGAGCCTCGGTGAGCTGCTTCTTGATCCCCTCTAATTCGGCGATGGCCTCCTTGAATTGATCACTGATCGGCATTCCTCCAGACATCGTTTTGTTAACCAGTAGCGCAATTTCTTTAATTCATAAACAGTCAGAGTTGTTTCCCTGAATGTTTCTAATTTATTAGTTAATCATCTAAGCGGTACCCTGACCAAGCTCGAAAGCGGGGCGCATCTGATCCGGGACGATCGTGGACGTGTTGAAGATTGTGACGGGGTTGCGGGGGTTCGGGGGCTCCGAGCGGATCTGCTGGTTGGCGTTTCGGAGAGCACCGCCGACGGTCTCGGGGTAGCCGATGAGGGCGCGGGGGTTAAGGTAGTTCTGACCCTTGAGG